GCTTGAGATTGTTTAGCGTAATTTTGCTGCAACTGCGTCAAAATTGGCTGCAACGCACCTACTACTTGTGAAATTTCTTGGTCTGAGGGCTTGACGGTTTCTGCACCCGGCACCAATTTCATCTTATAGATGTTGGTTAGGAAGTCCCCCGCAGAGCGCTTCAGGATGCTTTGCAGCTGAGCTTGCTGTGGAGAGGTGGTAGAAACGCCACCTTTAAGAGCGGTCCCGACGTTTTTTACATACTGACCGGCACCCGCCATAGTAGCGGCAGTGCGGTCCCAAAGGCCTTCATTGATTTTTGTGTAGGCTTCGGATAACAAAGCGTCGTCTTTTTTAGTAGCAGGTGTCATACTATAAAATATTTACTGGAAATACTGACGCTTTTTCATTTCAATAGCGCGCAAAGCAGCGTCTACTGATATGTTTTGCGGCACCAAAACCCGCGCACCTTTTGCTGGGCCCACGTTAGATCCTAAAGTAATCTGCCATTGGTTGCCGCATTCGGTGTTAACTTCATATCCCAAATCTTGTAATTTTGCAACACTGGGGTGTTGCTCTGCCGTTGCAGGGGTGTTGGCGGTTTTTGCGTCCGGTCCTTTTGCGTAGGATCCATAGATGCTGTTATCTTCACGATAATGAATCATATTAATACTTACTGCGCATGTTGACTTTTAACCCCATAATGATAATATTATAGACATATGAGTAATATCATTACCTTCATTGATCCCATCGGCCGAACCATGCTTGCTGAGCTGGTTGAAGAAACGGAAACCCAGCTAACTGTTAAAAATCCTGCCATTATCCATGTGCAGCCAACCCCCAATGGACAGTTGAATGTCCAAACCATCCCGCTTTTCTTTAAAGAATTTGTCGGGGAGCGCAATAAAAAGGAAGGCACCATTTGGGCTTATAATAAGAGCTTGGTTGTGCGCGGCCTTAACATTGAAAACGATGATCGCCTGGTTCAACAATACCAAGCAGTGTTTGCCGCCCCTGCAGCTCAACCTTCCGGAGAGCCACAAGTTGTAAAACTTTTTGACGAATAAACTAACCTTACTTCACATTTACTAAACCGACTTACAATACTAATATGGACAAAAAATTACATGATATCCTAGGTGAAATTGATTCTGTTAACCCGTACGCAACCTTTCTTAACGAAAGCACCGTATCCACCGTCAATGATTGGATTGACACCAGCTCTATGCCTTTGAACGCTGTCATTAGCGGCTCATTGTATGGAGGTATTCCTCGCAACCGTCTTACGATGATTAGCGGAGAATCCATGTCTGGCAAGACCTTTATTGTGTGCAAGATTCTTGCAAATGCACAAAAGAAGGGATTGATTCCGGTCATATTCGATACGGAGAATGCTATCGATAAGCAAACTGCGGAAAATTTGGGCTTGGATGTTACCAAGGTCAAATATGTGCCATGCTTCAGCATTGAACAGACTCGCAACGCCATTTACAAATTCCTCACTAAGGCCAAAGAACAAGGCATTGAGGATAAGTTCATCGTGGCGATTGATAGTTTGGGCAATTTGGAGAACCAATTGAGTATCGACCGCATGGAGAAGGAAAAGGATTCCATGGACATGGGCACCCGCGCTCGTTCCATTAAGACCTTGCTCAGAACCTGCACGCAATTGGCGGCTTATACCAAGACTACATTCATCGTTACGAACCATCTTTATGATGATCCGGCAGCGATGTTTAAGTCTATCATCAAGAATCAACCCGGTGGTAAGAGTGTAGTTTATTTGCCAAGCGTCACCGTACAACTGGCTCGCAAGCCAGAAGAAGGTGATGACGGCAAGACGATGGACGGTGAGTTGACGGTAGGTCAACGTAACTATCCGGGTGTCATCCTGCGGGCCTTGACGGTTAAAAATCGGTTCATTCAGCAATATCTACAATCTGAAATGTATCTAAGCTTCAAATCGGGCTTAGACAAATATTACGGGTTGTTAGACTTGGCAGTAGGCTTTGGTGTGGTAGTCCAATCTGGTGCCACTTACACCCTTCCAGACGGTACCAAATTGGGGTATTACTCCAAATGGCGTAAGGATGAAGAGGTCTGGGCCAAAATCTTGCCACCGCTTGAAGCCAAGATTAAAGAAGGCTGGGCTTACGGCAAGGCCACGGATGAAGAAATTCCTGACGAGAGTGAAAATCGTTCGGACTTGGTAAATAAAAAAGTAAAAGCAGAACCTGAAGATCATGAACAAGACACCTAATACCCTAACGATTACCGTCACTGACGGTAATGGCTTCGACATCTCCGCAACCATGCCGTTGCAGAGTATTCAAAAAGTGTATGAAGCTAACAAGAGCGAAGATAATGTTAAGGATGCCGTCTATGGCGTTTTCAAACAGCTTATCGATCGCATGAAGAATCCGCCTAAAGTTTAACTTTAAGGCCGCCAACACAGCCCTGGTAGAAATACCAGGGCTTTTTTGTTGCTTTAATTTATAATTCTGATATCATTTTTTTATGTCAAGAGTTGTCATTCCTTTCTCGGGTGGTATGGATTCCACTACACTTTTATTTCAAGCCCTCAACACACCAGCAGATGCCAAAGTTGAGTTTCCAGGATTTGTTTTTGTAGATGCTATATCCATCAATTACGGTCAAAAGCATTTAAAGAAAGAGTTAGCTGCGGTGGATCGCATTTTGAATTACTCAAGCATTAAAGGTTCTTGCCGGTTGACGCACAAGGTATTGGACCTTACTTTCTTTCGAGATATTGCTAGTGCTTCTGCACTCACCAATAATGATATTGCTGTAGCCAAGGCTAAAGATGTGATGGGGGATCCGCAAACCGTCAATTACGTGCCGTTCCGCAATATGATGATTCTAAGCATTTGTTCTGCTTATGCTGAAACGGTAGGTGCCGATACTGTCTATCACGGGGCAGCGCAAGCCGATTCAGTAGCTGGATATTGGGATGGCAGCAAAGAATTTATCGATGCGATGAATAATGTGACGATATTGAATCGTCGGCGTAAGATCAAAATCGTAGCGCCGCTTTTAAACAAAAGCAAAGCAGATATTATCAAATGGGGTATGGATCTGGGAGTGCCCTTCCAAGAAACCTGGACTTGTTATGAAGGTAAAGATAAAGCTTGTGGGGTTTGCACGGCTTGCTCTTTACGCCTCAAGGGCTTTATCGATGCTAATTATGTAGATCCCGTTCCGTATGATCGGGATATCAATTGGGATAAGCTAATCAAGCCTTCACCAAGCAACCATATTTCAACAGCTCCGTAAGCAATCGCTTCGTTTCGGTGTAAGGGGTATTCAATTTTTTGTGCACCACATTAACCAAAGAAGCACCGTGATAGGTTAAAGCATTAGTCGGATGACCGGCCCGATGATCTGCTTCGGCATCATGTTCAATCAGAGCCCGACAAGCTGCAGATAAAATAGCATTATCTTCCGTGTCCTTAAAGAGATCGGGATTATTGCCAAATGCTGAAGGGTCGATGGTGTACTTCTGTTTGATGTCAAACACAAGACCATGAGAAATCTTCATTTTGAAAATGCGTTCAAACACATCATCAATGGTCTGGGAATTGGTTACTACAACTTTTTGAGGAACCGGTTTAGGAGTAGTGACGCCGGGTTGACGAAGACCGCCTCTTTCTTGGGCAACATTGATAACCTGACCCGCAATGACGCGGGCAGCGTTTTTGGCCTGACGAAAATAAGGTGGATATCCTCTTGCAGTAAATTCTCGCTCAATGAGCTTATGAATCTGCTTTTCTAATTCATCTCTATCCCCCTCGAATTCTAGATCATAATTGCTGCCTTTGAAAAAGTAGGTACCAGGTTTGAAAAGTTCCGTCTTGACCTTTGCGGCGATTTCCAAAGCTACATCGTAGGGATCTTGCTTAACCTCATTGGCATAGGTACCAATAGCATACCCCGCACCACCGTGTTCGGGGTTAGACGGTACAGGTAGGGTGCGGGTGGGGTCGGTATAAGATGATGAAGCATAGACCGGAAATTCTACCACTAAGACATCCTTAGTGTATTTCTCAAAAATTAAATCTTTATCGCGCGACATATATTGCTTGAAATATTTAAGGAAATGGCTATAATAAAATCATGTGTGCTATCTTTGGTTCTCCTAGTTTTGATAGATTTAAAGAGCTTTATCGAGATAATTTAGGGCGCGGGCATTCAGCTTTTGGTATGCTTTATGCGGAAATGCAGCCCACCCTGGGCGTTGCGGTTGGCGGGGTTAAAGTAGAAGGAATCGCCACTTTTGAAGGCCAATCACGACTTCCGAACAATCCCATTGTCTTTTTAGGAGAAACCATCAATGCACATGATACGTTCTTCCTGGGACATACACAAGCACCTACCTCAGCGGCACAGAAATTTGACCCTTCTACCAGTCATCCATTTATGTATCGAGATTGGGTTGTAGCTCATAATGGGGTATTGACCAATTATGATGAATTAGCAGACGGGTTGAACCCTTTCTCTTATAACATCGTTGACTCTTCACTCATTCCGGCTTTATTAGCAGATTTTGAGGATAAGCATCGGGAGTGTCCTTTGGATCCAGATGCAGCGGTTATGAATGTCTTAGCGAGACTGAAAGGCACTCATGCCACCTGGATATACAACCGCTACATGGGTAAATGTTACATTGCGAGATGCGGAAGTACTTTGTATGCAGATCTAAATCATGGGACGTTTTCGTCTACTCCTCAACCGGGTATGACCTTAGTACCCGACGGGGAGTTGTATTTGTATAAGCATGCACAGCTGACCATAGTTGGCAATTTCGCCGCAAATTCGCCATTCTTTATTTTATGAAAACCATTGTTATATCTGCCACTCGGCAAAAGAATCCGCAGGAAACCCTTCTGTATAAAAGTTTGATTCCCCTGTGTGACAAAGCCAAGTTTCAGTTTCACTTTTACACTGAAAACACAAAAGGGTTGAGTCAGGTCTATAATCAAGCTCTTAATGAATATAAGGATTTTGATTGCCATGTATTCATTCATGATGACGTCTATCTGGATGATGCCTTCTTTGCAGACAAGCTAGAAGACGGCTTTTCTCAATTTGACATTATCGGCGTGGCGGGCGGCATCAATCCGGTGTTGAAAGCTCCGACTCTTTGGCATCTCATGTGTGGGCGTGAAAACCTTCGAGGAGCGGCAGGACATTTTTTACCGGATAACAACGCAATCCACATTACGGCTTTTGGTCCTTCCCCTGCACGTGTTGCCCTTTTAGACGGTCTGCTGTTAGCAGTCAATAGCAAAAAAGTCGCTGCCGCTGGTTGGAAGTTTAATGAGAATTACAACTTCCATCTTTATGACATCGCTTCTTGTATAGACGCTAATAAAAAGAAATTGAAATGCGGGGTCTTGCCTATCCACGTTATCCACCAATCCCCCGGCTTGCGAGATTATAACGATTCCACCTTCCAAAAAAATCAAAATCAATTTTTAAAAGAATACTGTGCTTGATTTGTTTTAAAATTTTCTCTATAATGGCTTGAATGAGTTCTATTGATTTAGATTATTTTGAAACCTTGTTTGCTTACAAAAGTCTGACGGATGAAAATTATTTGTCTTCGGTCATTGACTATGCTAAGCCAGACTATTTCAAAAATAAAGACATAAAAGCCATTTTCAAATGTATTGCCGTCTTTTACGAAAAGCGCGGCACGGTTCCTACGGTTACCGAATTAAAGCCTTATCTGGTTGATGACGCTCTTAAAAAATCTTTCAAGAGCGTCATTAATTCCTTTCAGGGTATTGATAAGAACTTCAATAAAGACGAGCTTTATGAAAACACCGAGACCTTTTTAAAAGAAAGAGGGGTTTATAATACCGTCATAGAAGTAATGGAGGATTTGAGCAAAAAAGACGCTGATACCGGCGTTATTTTGAGCAAATTCGAAAAAGCCTGCAACATCTGTCTCAATTATGACATTGGATTGGATCTCTTTCCTGAAATAGGCCGAGTCATTAAAGACCTCAATGAGCCAACCCCCTGCATCAGCACAGGTTGGAAGTGGCTAGACAATAAATTAGGTGGTGGTTATCTTCAAAAAGGTCGCGCCATGTATGTTTATGCTGGCGAGACCAATGTCGGTAAGAGTATTTTTCTAGGTAATGCTGCTGTATCGATTGCCAACCAAAACAAAACCGTTTTAGTGGTGTCTCTGGAAATGCCGGAGTTGATCTACGCTAAGCGATTGTGTACCAATATTTCCAAAATTCCCTTTAGCGTGCTCAAGCAAGAGACGGGTAATTTGAAATTGGAAATTGAAAAGTATACTAAGACAAATCCCGACGCAAAAATCATCATCAAAGAATTTCCGCCGAGCACCATAACCGTCAATCAATTAAAGGCTTTCATCAAAAAAATCCAGTCCAAAGGCATAAAAATTGATGCTATTGTTTTGGATTATATCAACCTTTTGCATTCTCCCACAGGTAACAATTCCTACGAGCGCATCAAATACGCCGCGGAACAATTGAGAGCCTTGTCTTACATCTTTGAATGTCCTATTATTACAGCAACCCAGCTAAACCGCGCCGGTTATGATGTCAGCCAACCCGCTTTGAATACGGTGTCAGAAAGTATGGCCTTGCCGGCTACGGCTGACGTCATGATCGGCATTTGGCAGGATGACACCGACAGAGAGCATGGGGTTATAAAAATGGGTATGATGAAGAACCGCTTTGGTGCCAATTTCGGGGTCTGTAATTTAGCGATTGATTACAATACCCTCTATATCAAAGAAGACTCTACCCTCAATAGTACGGAGGCAAGTTCTTCCTCTGTTAACACTTTAAAAGCTCTGGCAGGTGCCAAATAACTTAACCTAATAAATACAATTATATTATGTCCAAAAAGATTACAATTTTTACCGATGCTGACCTAGATGGTGCTGGTTGTGTATTAATCTTTAAATGGTTATTTCCTGAATGGTCTATCAGCTACAAAGCTGTCAATGAGCGGACCTTCAATGAAGCTTTCAAAGCCTTCACCAAGACGGATAACTTCACCAAAACGGACCGGATCTACATCTGCGACCTTAACGTCATTGACCAGGACATTAACCTTTTAAGCGACACCCGCATTTGCTATATCGATCATCATTCCACATCTTTTGATCGTCCGCCAGGGTTTTTAGGAGGTGTGTTGTGTGAAGCGTCTCCTAGCTGCGCTTCTTTGGTGTATAAGTTGGTTAAGGTGGAATCTAACATCGAATTAAATCAATACCAGAAATTGCTTCTGGCGCTGATCGATGATTATGATGATTACACTTTAAAGTATAAGTTCTCTTTGCAATTGAATACGGTCTTCTACGGTCAACAAGGAGATCGCATCCAAGGGTTTTGTGAGAAATTCAAAGATGGTTTTAAAGGATTTGATGCCCATCAAACCAACATTGTTCATTACCATGAATTGAAGGTCAATCAAATTCTTGAGAATTTGAATGTCTTTACTGCTAACCTTTCCTTAGATGGTAAGCCCTATAAACTCATGTCCACTTTTGCGGATTACGCTATTAATGAAGTGGCCAGCCACCTTATTAAGAAATACAACGCTGATATCGCTATTGTCATAAATGACAAAACCAATGCGGTATCCTTCCGGAAAAATCGCGGACTAGACTATGACATCAGTCGCTTAGCCAAACTAGTTGCCGATGGTGCAGGCAATGCTAACGCTGCCGGTGGCAAGCTAACCGACAAGATGCTGGTATTTTCTAAGACGTTTCAACCCGTATGAGAATAGACAATGATACAGAAAACCAAGAAATGTCAGAAGCGTTTTTAGCTTTCTGTACTTTTGTCTCGTTAACCTCCGGGAAGAAAACTAACATTGCGAACATATTTCTTAAAATCCTTCAAAACAAGCATCTGCGCAACATCTTCAAACGACAATTGGATTTAGACACGGACTATGAAGCCGTTGTAATCTTCTTACAGTTTGATCCGTCCTTGCACAAAAGCAAATACATTAAGAAATATCTCAATAAAGCGGGCTTATCCAAAATTAAAAGCTAAAATTGAGACATGACTTGGTTGCAACGAAACATTTACAATACCTATCTGCGCATTTCGCGTTCTATAAAAGGTAAACCCTACCGCTCCAGAATAGATTTTGAGGGGTTTGAAGAGGATAAAAACTACGTTTTTGTTGTTAAATTGGCTAATTTTTTCCAAGCACATGAAAGTGTTAACATTGAACTCTTCTTTCGTGCACCTTATGAGATCTATGGGAAGAATGAAGACTTCTATTTGGATTTTTATCTAACCGCCAAAGCTCACAAGGCCTATTCCCTTTACGTAAAACAGATTAAGGATGCAGAACCCGATAGTTCGGAACAATTGAATTTCATTGTAGAGTCGGCCCGGTTTGTAAGTCAATTCTGCCATGACAACAATTTACCAGTAGACAAATATCTTGATTACACCCCTGCAGCCACCCCAGCATTTATCCAACATCTACTAGGATGTAAAGTCAGTATTTATTTCCTTTTAGGATTTCCCGCCTTTGAAACGCGCCTGCGGGCATTCGACTGGGAGTTGACAAAATTTATGCTGGGCGAAGACTTTTTTGACAAGCTAGAAAACAGCCGAGTCAAATATCTGACCTCAGAAAAGGCTAAATTATTGACGCTAAAAGCGATTGAAAAAATCAAAAAATAGCCGTGCCTTTTACTCGTGGTTGGGTAAATTAATTATGTTATTAAGAATAACTGTTTATTTTTAATGACAAATTACAAACAAACTAAACACAAAAATACATAATGACAACTCCATACACAAATAGCATGTTCCAAAGCATTAAAAGCGCATTGGCAAAAAACGAAACCGGAAACACCCGCTACAAAGATCTTCTAAAGTTAGAAGTGGGTAACACCTATACCGTCCGTTTGCTCCCTAATGTCAAGTCCCCGAAAGACTCCATCTTGCATTACTACAGTTTTGCTTGGCAGAGTTTTGCGACGGGTCAAAACATTTTGGTCACTAGCCCGACCACCTGGGGTGAACGCGATCCGATTGCTGAAGAACGCTATCGCGTTTACAAGCATGGCACTCCTGAGGAAAAGAAGAAAGCTGAAGCAATTCGCCGCAATGAGAATTGGTTGGTGAATGTTTACGTGATTTCAGACCCCGTTAAGCCAGAAAACAACGGCACAGTGAAAGTTCTTCGTTACAGCCGTCAGCTACATAAAATCATCCATTCCGCTATGGAAGGTGATGAAGCAGCTGATTTCGGGTCTCGTATCTTTGACTTGAGCAAAGAAGGCTGCAATCTGAAGATCAAGGTGGAAAAACAGGGCGATTGGCCCAATTACACGTCGTCAAAATTTCAATTTCCGAAGGAAGTTGAAGGCTTGAAACCCGAAGATCATGAAAAGATTTATAATTCTGTTCTCGATCTCAAATCTTTCATCACGGTTAAGTCCTACGATGAATTGAAAGAGACTCTGGATCAGCATTACTTCGGCAAAGACG